TCGTTATTAATAAAATATGACCAACATGATTTCCATATTGGAAAATGATCTTTTAAAGATGTGCCAGGCACTCCAGCATACATTGGTGCTTGATTGATAAGAAATTGCTCAAATCGAGCATCATGGTTTCCAAGACACCAAATTAAATTACTGTGAAACTTAGTTGTTTTTTCAATTTCAGTTAAATAATGCTGTACTGCTTGTAATTCTTCTATAACTGACGGTGCTTTATTCCAATTGATTGGACTATGACGGCTATTAGTTGTGCCATCAAATGCATCACCATTACATATAATAACTTCTGGCTGAAACTCTTTTATACATTCTAACAATGCACGAAAAGCGGTGGTTTCATCATCTGGGTAAAAATGAGCATCACTAAAAACTAAAACACGACCTTTTTCTAATGTTGTACCTCTTCGGACATTGTGTCGGGTTTCTTCTAATCTGCGGTTATGTTCTAATTTAACATTTTCAATATTTACAGTATTAAAAAATTTTTCATCTGTAAGCAATTGAATGTTATATTTAGCTTCAATATTTCTTCTTCTTCTAAGGACATTTCTTTTATCTATGCCTAATGAATCAGCTAATTTTGTGGCTGATTTTAAAGATTGCCACAAACTTATAAAATCTTCATCGCTACAAAGTGCTGCTGGCATAATTGGCCCTTAGATGGTTTATACTGATTTATAACATAATTATATTGATATACAATGACATACGCAAAAAAAGTGGATTTAAACCACACAGAAATTGTAAAGACTTTTCGTGATTTAGGTGCAACTGTGTTTGACGCATCTGGAATTGGTCGAGGATTTCCAGACATTGTTTTAGGTTACAACAATATTACTTGTCTTGTTGAGATCAAATCAAGTGAAAAAAAGAAATTTACAGAAGCGCAGCTTAAATTTATGAGCGAGTGGAAAGGTTCTTCTGTTGTAAGAATAAATGATGTTGGTGGCGCAATTCGTTTAATAAAATTACTTGATTTGCAATAAAGTTATAGTAAAATAAACTATCTCAATAGTGAGATTTCTTTGCAAAGGAAAAAAAATGAAAGATTATGATGTTAAGGAAATGTCTGATTCAAGCAAAAAAATGAAATATGAATCAACTGCTGAAAAAGATAAAGTAGGCAAAATGGGTCTTAAAGATCCTGGTCATTTACAACGTGCAGCCGATTATGCTAATGAGTGCCGCGTTGGTGATAAGCCAATGATTGTACCACCTGCTGGCCCTAAACCTGAGCCAGTTCGCGTAAATGGTGTGCCAATGCCTAAGGAATCAAACGTCAGTTCTGGTAACAGAGGCAAGTAATGGCTACCAAAAAAGTACCATCTTTATTAAAGTTGGCTGCTGACGTTAAAACTGAAAATACCGAAGTTGCTAATTGGCAAGCTAGAGAAGATCTGGCTTGTCTTACACGCGCAAGAGAAGTTGAAGCAGACAAAAAACGTATGATGGCAGTAAAGAAAATTGCTGCTTCTCAAATGAAAAACCTACAAAAAATTACAGGAAAATAATCATGGCATATACAGGCGTAGCAGTAACTGATCCAGTATTTGATACTTGTTTTGCAAATCAACAAATTGGATATTCTTTAGCTGCTGAAAGTTCAGTAACTCAAGCAACTAGCAAATCGACAGCGGTAACTGCTAATACAAGCAATATTCAGATTACTATGAATAATGCTGCTTTGGCTGCTGGCGCAATTGTTAGTTTTACATTAAACAATTCATTATTATCTGCAAGAGATGTGTTAATTGTAAACGTATCTGGCGGTATTGCTACTGCTGGTACTTATACTGCATTTGTATCTAACATAAGTACAGGTGTTGCAACAATTAGCTTGTATAACATTTCTGGTGGTTCGTTATCAGAAGCAGTTAAATTAAACTTAGCAATTATTCATGGTCAGTAAAAATGAAAAACGGTCTTTATGCAAATCTCCATGCGAAACAAAAACGCATAGCTGAAGAAAAAGAAGAAGGTAAGAAAGTTGAGCGCATGAGAAAGCCAGGTACTAAAGGTGCGCCAACTGCCAAAGCGTTTAAAGAATCAGCTAAGACTGCTAAGAAATGAAAAAGCACGACAAACCAATACCACATAAAACAACTGGTAAGGGTAAGACATATAATCCTACTGACAAAGGTGCAGGAATGACTGCTAAAGGTCGTGAGGAATATAACGAAAAGAATGGAAGTAATTTAAAAGCACCAGCTCCAAATCCAAAGACAAAGAAAGACGAAGGCCGTAAGAAATCTTTTTGCGCGCGGATGGAAGGGGTAGTTAAAAACGCTAAAGGCCCAGCAGAACGAGCCAAAGCATCTTTAAAAAACTGGAATTGCTAATGGATATTGAATTATTAGATAGCAGAAGTATATTAGAAAAGTTAATGAATCATTTTGGTTGGTATAAAACTCAAATGTCAGACGTTAAAATTGACAAATTAGAAGTTGATTACCATTTTATTGTTGAAGTTCCAAAGGAAATGCAAGATGCCATTAATCAAAAGCAAGTCGAAAAAAGCAATAGACAAGAACATAGAAACAGAAATCAAAGCAGGAAAACCACAAAAGCAAGCAGTAGCGATAGCATTAAACGTACAACGAGCAGCGTCAAAAAAGGATAAAAAGAAATGATGATCCCATTTCACATTGACCAAATTAACGAAATATTAAAGTATCTTGATGACGTACCACATAGGTTTAGTCGTGGACTTGTTGATTACTTTAAGAACCATGTTGAAAACCATGTAAAACAAGCTGAATCTGAAGTTGCTAATGTTGAAAAAAAAGTAGTTGAAGAAGTAAAACAAAACATTACTGAAGTTAAAACTGAAATTTTAGACGTAGTACAAAAATGAACGATTTACTATTAGAGTTTTATCTAACATGGGTAGAGATGGTAAAGATCGTACCTAGTAATCGCCTTGAACAACAACGAGGCGAATTATTAGCACAAAAACTATTAAATGTATCCACTAAGATACAAGAAGAATTAGATAAAATTAAAAATTAAGATATAATCATTTTAAGGAAACTTAATTAAATTTATAAGTTATTGATTTAATTAGTTATTGATTAATTCTATTAAAAAGCATTTCCTTATTATAAAAAGCGATGATAGCTCACGAACCAACTGACGTTACAAGAGAAGTAGTTAAGACTTCAAGTGGACTAGGTTTGCCACAAGAACAGATATGCGCTTTAGTTGGCATACTTGATTCTAAGACATTACGAAAACATTATGAGAAAGAACTTGCGCTTGGCAAAGCAGAAGCAAGCTCTAAAATCGCTAACTCTTTATTCAATAAAGCTCAGAATGGTGATACTACTGCAATGATCTGGTGGACTAAGGCACAGATGAAGTGGAGTGAAACTGTTAAACAAGAATTGACTGGTGCTGACGGTGGCGCATTAACAGTCCACTTGTTACCTCAAGATGAAAATGCGTGAAACTACATAATAAACAAGTAGAAGCATTAAATGTAATCAATGGAAGCGCGACTTATGCCATGTTATTTGGTGGCAGTCGATCTGGCAAAACTTTTCTTATTGTTAGACAAGTTATCGTAAGGGCAATGAAAGCTCCTAAATCGCGTCATGCCATATTACGGTTTAGGTTTAATCAAGTTAAGAACTCTATTGTTTATGACACTTTTCCAAAGGTCATGGATTTATGTTTTCCAGGCATCCAGTACAAGATTAACAAAACTGATTGGTTTATTACCTTGCCGAACGGTTCAGAGATATGGTTCGGTGGCCTTGATGACAAGGAACGTACGGAGAAGATTCTAGGTATGGAGTTTGTAACTTTATATTTAAACGAGTGTTCGCAGATACCTTATCCTAGCGTTGGAATAGCAATTACACGTTTAGCACAAAAAGTAGAACAGATTATTGAGGGTAAGCATCCTACGCTGCTTAAACCTAGAATGTACTTTGACTGCAATCCACCTAATAAAAACCATTGGACTTATCAATTATTTATTCAACATCGAGATCCAGATACTAAAGAAGTTATATCTAATGAGTTCGAGTATGTGCATTTTCAAATTAATCCATACGATAACAAAGAAAATTTATCAGATGGTTATTTAGACACACTTAAAAACCTAAGCGCAAGATTAAGAAAACGATTTCTGGAAGGAGAATTTGCCGATGCTAACCCTAATCAATTATTTGCGGAAGAATTTATCGACAAATGGCGAGTGGAAGACGAACGTCTACCTGACTTTGTACGGGTTCTTGTCGGTGTTGATCCAAGCGGTTCTGGTGATACTGATAATGCAGATAACGATGCTATTGGAATCGTGGTCGGTGCTTTGGGTGTAGATGGTAATGCTTATTTATTAGAAGATTGTACGGTTAAAGCTGGCCCTGCAACATGGGGAAAGGTAGTTGTATCTGCGTTTGAACGTCATAAAGCAGATCTTGTATTAGCTGAATCCAACTTTGGTGGTGCAATGGTAGAGCAAGTAATACAATCTGCACGACCAAGAACGCCATATAAAGCTGTAAGTGCTTCTCGCGGCAAGGTAATTCGTGCTGAACCCTTTTCACTTTTGTATGAACAAGGTAAAATAAGACATTGTGGCAGATTTATTGAGCTTGAAGATGAAATGGCTGGATTTTCTACGCAAGGATATATAGGTAATCTATCACCTAACAGGGTAGATGCTTGGATTTGGGTATTAACAGAGTTGTTTCCTGGCATGGTGCGTGAAAAAGTTGAGAAAAAATTAACAATACCAAGAAAACCCCCAATGATTACTAGAAATGGTAATTATGGTGGTTCTTGGATGTGAGGACTATATGGCAGATAGAGAAAAAGACATTATAGAAAGAGCGCAAGAAAACTTTAAAGCGTGTCTTGATTGGGAACAATCTACACGGCAACGGTTTAGAGAAGATATGCGCTTTTTATTTGCAGATTCTGATAACCAAGATCAATGGGAGCCAGCAGTCAAAGCTAGAAGGCATTTAGCTACTCAACCAATGATTACCATTAACAAAGTCCATACGCATTGGTTAATGATTGTAAATCAGATGAAGGAAAATAAGCCATCTATTCAAGTTCATCCTACTAATGGTGAAGCGACATACGAAGCAGCTCAAATATATGAGGGTTTGATTCGTCATATTGAATACAAGTCTAATGCTAAAGTTGCATACGATATTGCTACTGAACAACAAGTTGGCGGTGGTATTGGTTATGTGCAGGTCATTACAAAATATGCAGATGATTCCACTTTTGACCAAGAAATTTTTATTAAAGAAATACCCGATGCAATGTCTGTGTTTCTTGATCCTCATATTAAGAAACGTGATGGTTCAGACGCAAAGTTTGCATTTATTTATGAGGATATGCCAAGACGCGAGTTTGAAAGAAAGTATCCGAATGTAAAGCTACCATCTACAAGTCCATCTGGCAATCAACAATGGATTACTAAAGACGTTGTAAGACTCGCCACATATTTTGAAAAAGAAACGCGCAAAGAATGGTTATATAGCACTACAAATGAAGATGGTTCAGTTAGCTTTATGCGCGAATCTGATATGTCGGCTGAAGAACGTAAATTATTTACTGAGATTCTACGTCAGGGTAGCGAAGGTGTAGATAGACGTAAAGTTGATAAACACGTTATTAAGAAATACTTAATTGGCGGTCAAGAAATATTAGAAAAAGGTATTTGGCCTGGAACTTATATTCCGATTGCTAGACAAGTGGGCGAAGAAGTTATTATCGAGCAACGCTTAGACCGTAAAGGAATTGTGCGCTATATGAAGGATGCACAAAGAGCGTATAACTATAACGCGAGTGCTGCCCTTGAGTTTGGTGCATTACAGTCTAAGAGTCCTTATGTTGCGCCAGTAGAAGCTATTGAAGGATTGGAAAATTACTGGAGTACAGCTAACTTAGAAAATCATGCCTATTTGCCATACAACCATAATGACGAGCAAGGCAATCCAGTACCAGCTCCCCAGAAAGCTCCACCACCAATGGGCGCGCCTGTCTATATGGAAGGTATGCAAACTGCTAACATGGAATTGATGATGACATCTGGTCAGTACGAACAGACGTTTGGTGAGCAAAGCCAAGAGTTGTCAGGTGTATCTATTGATCGCAGGATAAATCAAGGGAACAGAGCAACATTCCATTTCCAAGATGCACAAGCTAATACTATTCAATTTGTTGGTAAGATTATTATTGATTTAATTCCTAAGATATATGACACAAAACGTATTGTAAGAATCTTGGGTGAAGATGGATCTGAAGATCAGATTATGATTGATCCAGAAGCTAAACAAGCAATGATGCAACATGAACAAGAAGAAGAAGCAAAAGTTAAAACCATTTTTAATCCATTGGTCGGCAAATACGATGTAGTGGCAGAATGTGGGCCAAGTTATGATACTAAGCGTCAAGAAGCGTTTGATGCGATGACTAAGCTATTAACTGCACAGCCAGCTTTGTCACAAGTGATTGGTGATTTGTATATGGGAAGCGCAGACTTTCCTGGCGCGGATAAGTTGCAAGAACGTATGCGTAACTGGATTCCACCTAATATTTTAGGAACTGGGCCATCTGAGCAAGAACAACAAATGATGGCGCAATTACAACAATCACAACAAGTTATCCAACAATTGCAACAACAACTCCAAGAGAAACAATCTTATGTAGCTATTGAAAAACAACGTGCTGATATTGATGCGTTGAATCATTTAGCATTACGTTATGAGAACGAGCGTCAGGATGTAATTTCAGCATTTAAAGCTGAGACTGATCGCATGAAAGCATTAATTGGGCAAATGAGTCCAAAACAAATCAATGAAGTTACTAATAAAACGGTAACAGAAATTGAGGAAGAAGAAGTGCCTGGTAAGGAGTTTGAAAAAACAAACTTTGATCCTTCACAAGTAATAAGCCAATATTTACCTAACTTACAACAGGAGCAATAAATGGAAGATACATCTACAACGCAAATAGATGCTGAATTACCACAAGAAATAGAAACACCTAAAGAAGAAACGAAACAAGAGAATAGTTATAACGAGTTGCCTGATTGGGCAAGACGTAGGATGGGAGAGCTTGCTGCTGAAAAAAACGCAGCAAAACAAAAACTTGAGGAATTGCAAGCTAGACCTACGCAACAATCTGAGCAAACTTATAGTCCGCAGGAAAACATACAAGAGTTGGCAATGACGTATGCCAAACAGATAGCTCAAGAGCAATTTCAACAGCAATCTTTTGTTGCTAAGATGACTGAAATTGAAAAGAATGCTAAGGAAGAATTTGGAGATGTTTATGACAAATCTGTGACTAACTTGCAATTAGCTGGAGTTGGTGGCCAAGACTTTTTACAAGCGTTGGCAGCTATTCCTAGTCCAGAAAAGGTTATTACATTCTTAGGCAAGTCTGAAAACATAAATGAAGCAATCCGTATTGCTAATTTGTCACCATTACAAATGGGAGTTGAATTGACTAAATTATCTAGTAAAGCTACAAAAGAATTAGGGAAACAAAAATCCAACGCTCCAGCACCAGTTGGGGATGTAGATGGGGGATCTAGTCGAGCAACAGGAACAGTTGAGCCAGATCCTTCAGATTCTCAAGCATGGATTCGTTGGAGATCTGCTAACGCTAGAAAAAAACGGTAAATTTATTAACCCCTGTTGAATTTTATGTCAATAGGGGTTAAAATATTTATATAGGTCAAAATGAACCGTTAATCATTGTATTGGGCGTAAATAATTTCTCTCTAGCCAAGACGAAAAGTAAGTTTTTTTTATTTTTTATCCAAACCTTTATGGAGAATTATTTATGACTACGAATTCGTTATTAACGATTAGTCAGATCACCAATGAAGCGGTGCGTCTGTTTACTCAAACCAATGCGTTTTTACGCACAGTATCTCGTCAATATGACGATCAATTTGCTCGCACAGGAGCAAAAATTGGAAGCACACTCCGCGTTCGTTTACCAAACGATTACACGGTATCTACTGGCCCTGCTATTACCCCACAAGGTACTAACGAGCAAAATACAACTTTGACAGTTGCTACTCAAGCAAACGTACCTGTTTCTTTCGGTACTGCTGAAAAAACATTGTCTTTAGATGACTTTAGCGAGCGTGTTTTAGCTCCTGCGGTTAATCGTTTAGCTGCTTATGTTGCTGCCGACTTAATGAATGTTGTAAACCTTTCAGCTAACTTAGTTGCTAACTTGTCTGGTACAACATTGTCAAGTCCACAAGCTCAACAATGGTTACAAGCTGGTGCAGCTCTCGACCAAAACTTAGCTCCACGGATGGATCGTAAGATTATTCTTGATCCAGTTACACAATCTCGCACAATTAGTTCTTTGGCTGGTTTGTTTAACCCACAAGTTAAAATCTCTGACCAATACGAAACAGGTATTATTTCGCGTGATACATTAGGTTTTGATTGGATGTACGATCAGACAACTCAAGTTCACACAGTTGGTTCTTTCTCTGCTGGTACAGTAAACGGTGGTTCACAAACTGGTACTACATTAACTGTTAACGCTATTACAGGTACATTAAACAAAGGTGATGTTATTACCATTGCTGGTGTATATGCAATTAACCGTTTAACAGGTCAGTCACAAGGTACATTGCGTCAATTCGTAGTTACATCAAATGTATTATCTGGTGCAACTTCAATTCCAATTTACCCAGCAATTACTCCAGCTCCTGCTGCGTTTAATACTGTAACTGCATCTCCATCTGATACTGCTGTTATCAGCTTGGTAATGCCAGCTAGCTCACAGTATCGTCAAAACTTGGCATACTTCCCAGAAGCATTTACATTAGCTTGCGCTGATTTGGAAATGCCTACTGCTGGTGTGGTACAAGCTGCAAGAGCGCAATTTGATGGAATTTCATTGCGTATGATCGAAGCGTATGACGTTATGTCAGATAGCTTGATTACTCGTATGGACATTCTGTATGGTTATGCTGCAATCAAGCCTGAATGGGCTACTGTAGTTGCTGACATCGTGTAATTTGCGTTGTAGATGTATGGGTGGACTCCTCATAAGGGAGTCCATTTTTTAAGATAAGGGATAGACATGAGCCAACCATTGCCAACAACTCCTAGAGACATTATTCAATTATCTTTAAAAACTGCAAATGTGATTGGTGTAGGTCAAACTCCTTTAGCTGAGGATATAAACGATTGTTTTAATATGCTTAACATGATGCTTGCCCAATGGCAACGCAGACGTTACATGGTATATAACTTAGAAACAATTGGTATTCCTGCGACTGGCCAAGTATCGTATACCATTGGCACAGGGCAAAATTTTAATATAGCTCGACCAGTAAAATTAGAGGCTGCATATTTTAGGATGCAAAGCGGTACTCCATTACCTGTTGATTATCCATTACAGGTATTACGCGCTCAAGAAGATTATGACAGAATCTCAATTAAAACTTTAAATGCGTTTCCACAGTACATTTATTATTCAACTGGTTATCCTATTGGTAACATCTTTGTATGGCCTGTACCTAATAATCAATATCAAATATTTATTACAGTAATGGTTCAACTAGAATCATTCCAAAATTTAAGTCAGCAAATTATATTGCCGCCTGAATATTTAGATGCAATGCAATGGAATTTGACCGATCGCATTATGACAATGTATGGGATGCCTGAGAATCCAAAAATTACAAAGTATGCCGAAGCAAGTATGCGCGCTATTGAAGAAGTTAATTCACAAATACCATTGTTGCATATGCCTGTTGCGTTGCGTGGTAAGTCTGGTGCATACAATATTTATGGGGACTTCTACGTTGGAAGTGCTGGATAATGGCAAAAATAGCTTTAATCAATGGCTCTTATCAAGCTCGAAGCGTTATAGCATCTGCACAGCGTTGCGTTAATCTTTATTTAGAAGCCAACCCTGAAACTAGTGTATTTCCATTTACGCACTATCCAACACCAGGATTAACATTATTAGGTAGTGTTCCTGCGTTTTCTTGGAGAGGATTATATTACGCGTCAAACAATCAACTATATGGTGTTTGCGGTAGTAACGTATATTATATTAGTGAAGATTATGCATTTACATTAATCGGAACAATTACATCGGCATCTGGGACAGTATCCATGAATGATAATGGTACAGATCTTATTCTTGTCGATGGCACATTAAATAATGGATGGATTATTCATTTATCTACAAATGCTTTTTCAAAAATTGATCAAGCAGGATTTTATGGTGGCAATCAAGTTAATTATGTAGATGGATACTTTGTGCTTAACTATATTGGCACAACAGAATGGTATATTTCTTTACCACTTACAACAACTTTTGATCCAACATATTTTGCATCCACAACTGGATCATCGGATTTATTAGTTGGGATTGGTATTGCTAAACGGTATCTTTATTTGTTTGGTGAAAATACAACAGAAGTTTGGTTTAATGAAGGAAATACAACATTTCCGTTTGGTAGATTACCTGGCACATTCATGCAATATGGATGCGCTGCAACAAACTCTATTACGATGATAGATGGCGATTTATACTGGGTAGCGCAATCATTACAAGGTCAAGCATATATTTGCAGAACAAATAACTTTAATGCTGGAATTGTTTCTACTTTTGCAATTAACAACGAATTACAGGGTTATTCAACGCTATCCGATGCAATTGGGTATTCTTACGAGTTAAATGGTCATTTTTTCTATGTTGTAACATTTCCAACTGCTAATAAAACTTGGGTTTATGACTTATCAAATCAACAATGGAACGAATGGAATGCAGTAGATATTGATGGAACATTGAATAGACATCGTTCTAATTGTTTCGCATTTGCATACAATCAATTAGTTGTTGGTGATTTTGAGAATGGTAATTTATATGCGATAGATCAAGACAATTACACAGATAATGGACAACCAATTACTCGAATTCGTGGGTTTTACCACATGGAAGATGATTCATCAAGTCGCGTACATTATCGTAACTTTATTGCTGAAATGGAATCAGGTAATGGTTATTTAAATAGCTCAACCGAAGTTAATTTACGTTGGTCAGATGATCGCGGTAAGTCTTACAGCAATCCCGTTATGCAAAATTTAGGTCAAGAAGGACAATATTTAACAAGCATTAAATGGAATCGTTTAGGAATGGCAAGAGATCGTGTATTTGAAATTTTCTGGAGTGTTCCAACAAAAACGGCGTTATCTGGTGCTTTTGTAGACGCGTTACCGAATAATGGCTAATTTAGCAACCAACTTACCTGTATTAAGAACACCATATTTAGATACGAATGGTCAGATAACTCAACCCTGGCTTATGTTTCTAGTGCAATTGTATCAACGCACAGGTGGAGATCAAACTCCGCCATTAAATTTAACTCAAATTCAACAAACTTATTTAAACGCTTTAAATATTTTAAGTTCTAATGGATTTGCTGGTTCAATAACTTATACAACAAATACAGCAAATGTAACATTATCTACAACAGTTACAGGCATAACTAAAGGTAATGGTACTGCATTATCGGCCGCAGTATCAGGCACAGATTATTCTTTGCCAGTTTTAATAAGTTCTGCAAATGGCTTTGCTGGTATTGTAGTCAATGGTACAAGCAATGCAACTGTAACGATGAAAACAACGATTACAGGAATTTTAAAAGGAAATGGTACTGCCATATCTGCTGCAGTATCTGGAGTGGATTATGCTCCGCCTACAAGTGGCACAAGCATACTTTATGGCAATGGTGCTGGTGGTTTCTCAAATGTAACCATAGGATCTGGAGTTTCATTTACAGGCGGTACATTAAGTGCGACTGGATTGGGTGGAACTGTTACAAGCGTTGCATTATCATTGCCTTCTATATTTACTGTTACAGGCTCACCAGTAACAACAACAGGAACATTAACAGGATCACTAAATTCACAAACTGCAAATATTGTTTTTGCAGGGCCATCAACAGGTAGTTCAGCAACTCCCACATTTAGAGCATTGGTATCAAACGATATTCCTGCGCTTAATTATGTAACTTCGGTATCAGGAACTTCACCAATATCTGTAACTTCTGGCTATACACCTACAGTTAGCATTTCTCAAGCATCTGCTACAACAAACGGTTATTTATCTAGCACAGACTGGAATACGTTTAATAACAAAGGTTCAGGTACTGTAACGTCTATTACATCCACAACTTTAACCATTGGTGGCACATCTGCAATCCCTACAATTAATTTAACAAGTGGAATTGTTACTGCTGGCACTACAGGATCTTCAACTTTAATTCCTGTTATAACCGTTGATACTTACGGCAGGGTAACTAACGTAACAACTGCATCAAACCCACAAGGAACGGTTACAAGCGTATCAGGAACAGGAAGCGTCAATGGTATTACCTTAACTGGAACGGTAACCTCTAGCGGTTCTTTAACGATTGGTGGCACATTGTCAGGTATTGGTAACAGTCAATTAACCAATAGCACCATTTCAGGTGTTGCTTTAGGTGGCAACTTATTTAATTTAACTGCTGGGACTGGTGTCAGTTTTAGCACAGGAACTACTTACAATGGTTCTGCTGCTATAACGATTAATGCGACTGGATCGGGTGGAACGGTTACATCTGTAGCAGCATCTGGTGGTACTACAGGATTAACATTTAGCGGATCACCGATTACAACATCTGGAACTATAACACTAGGTGGTACACTTGGAACAGGATATGGCGGTACAAATCTTACAACTTATACAACTGGCGATAT